TGCTCGGATCTCGACCCGTCCTTGGCCCAGGCCGGGTATGCGCTCGCAGAGGCGAAGATCCGTTACCGCGCACGCGCCGCGACCCCAGGTGGCCCCGTGAGACGGCGAGGCTTCTTCACCGCCATCGCTGCGGCCGTCGCAGCGGTCGAGATGGCGCCGCACGGGCTCACCTTCTCGCCGCACGCCTGCATCTTGTGCGGGTTCGAGCGCGACCTCTCCCCCTGGGGATGGGACGAGCGCACCGTGATGCGCTGCGCCGACAAGGCCGGGTGCCAGGCGCGGCAAATCAACGCGCTGCTCGGGACGCGGACGCCGTGGCAGGAGCGCACCGGCACCGTCATGGCGAAAGGCAAGCGAACATGATCGGCGATGGAGAAGCGAAGGTGCCGTGCGCGACGTGTGGCGATCCCACGCTCATGACAGGCACCGAGCGCTGCAACGCTTGCTGGGCGGTCGAGGGGCGCCTCGCTGGCTACCTGGCTCGCGGCGGAAGTCGAGCGCAGCACTGTGTGGTCAGACTATTGAACGAGTCCGGCATGGAGTCTTTCGACCGCAACTTCGGCGCCGGGGTGCCGGGGCTCATCGCCGAGGAGTGCTACGCGCTGCGGGACCTGCTAATCGAGAAGAACCGGAAGTACGGCAACGCGGCCCTCGACCCCGTCCGCATCTTCAGTAAGGCGCCCCCGCACGAACAGATCCTCGTTCGACTCGACGACAAAATCTCGCGGCTCAGAAGCGGCCAGCTCGACGACGACGAGGACGTGATTCAAGACCTTCTCGGCTACCTCATCCTGCTGCGCATCGCGCGGCGGCTCAACGCGGCGAGGGTGGTCGAGGGGCTTGAGGCGTCTGTTGAACGAGCCGCAGAGGAGAGTTAACCCATGATCATCACATTAGGCGGGGATTGCGTCGGGTACGACGATGGGAGGCAGCCGTGACTGAAAACAACGATCTGGCCCGTTTGCTCTTGGAACATGCGAAGTCGATCGCGCCGGATGCGGTTGTGGTCGTATTCGTCGATGACGCCGGCAAGACAGGCGAAGAGCCGCCCGGGTTGGCTACGAACGGCACGTGCTGGGACATCGCTGAAGCTATCCACGATCTGGCCGATTGGCTCGCGGTCGCTGTCGATCACGCGGAGGATGAAAGGCGGGCGAAAGGATGAGCGGCTTTCGCATCCGCCAGCTCGAGGGTTCGCCGCTCTGGGCGATCAGCGTCGACTACTTCAGCCCGAAGCTCAACCAGGCTGCGAAGCAGGTGCCTGGAGCACACTGGGATGGGAAGCTCCGCGCGCATGTCGGGTACCTCGACGCGATCGAGCAGGTCGTCGCTCGCTTGAAAGAGCTCGGGCTCAAGGCTCCCGATGCGCCGGTGAACAACCGGAAGTGGAAGCACAACCTGCCGGTCTCCTACGACAGCGCGCGCGAGTACCAGAAGGAAGGCATCGACTTCCTCATCAACCAAGCAGGCTCGGGGGCGCTCTTGGCGGACGAGATGGGCGTCGGAAAATCGATCCAGGCCGTGAAGGCGATACGCGCCCTTCGCCGCAAGACCGTCATCGTCTGCCCCGCGCACGTCCGCGGCGTCTGGGAGCGTCCGTCCGCTGCGGGCGACCCTGGCGGCGAGTTGGCCAAGTGGTGGCCGAAGGCGAACGTCTTCAAGCCCTACGGCCTCAAGTCAGACTCGATCCCGCCCGAGGCGGACGTTGTCGTCATCCACTACGACATCGTGCACGCTTGGGTCGACGTGCTGCTCGAATGGGCCACCGACTCGTCGGCGCCGTCGTACGACAACGAGGACGAGCCGCGCTTCGACGAGTACGACTTGACGGTCGTCTTCGACGAGGCCCACGTGCTCCTCAACGCGACCAGCCGGCGCTCGAAAGCGTGCCACGCGCTCGCCCGAGCAGCACGTGGGCGCATCGCGCTCACCGGTACGCCGCCCACGGATCGCACCCGTGACCTCTACAACATCGTCGACACGATCAGCCCCGGACGGTTCGGCGAGTTCTTCGGTTTCGCTCGGCGTCACTGCGACGCGAAGCAGATCGAGGTGGCCGGCCCAGACAAGACGAAGAAGCTCGTCTGGAGCTTCGACGGCAAGTCGAACCTGAAGGAGCTACGCCAACGGCTCGACTGGTTCTGTCTCCGGCGTACCAAACGGGAAGTTCTGAAAGAACTCCCTGCGCTCCAACGCCAGATCGTCGACGTCGATGTGCCGCCGAAGCACCGCATCGCGATGAACGCGCGTCTGGTCGGCGACAAGCGGCGGATGCGCATGGCGCTCGACAGCGCTGCCGACGGCAAGTTCAAGCACGTCCTCGGGCTGATCCGCGGGCACCTCGAGGCCGGCATGCGCGTCGTCGTCGGGACCTACCGCCGCGCCGTCTGCGAGAAGCTCGCCGACGTGCTGAGCGAGACCGCGCCTACGAAGTTCATCCACGGGGGCGTCGCGCTAACACGGCGAGGCAAGATCATCGACGAACTCAAGCGCGTCGACGGGCCGTGCTGCCTCGTCGCGAACATCGACTGCATCTCCACCGGCGTCGACCTCACCTTCGCGAGCGTGGTCGTCATGGCGGAGCTGGTCTGGGAGCCCCGAGACCTCGTGCAGTTCGAGGCTCGCGTTCACAGGTTCGGGGCCGAGGAGAGCGTGCTCGTCCAGTACGTCATCGCGCGCGGCACCGGCGACGAACTCATCATGCAGGCCGTCATCAACAAGCTCGACAACTTCCTCGATCTGGTCGAGACCGACGCGGGCGACGGGCTCAAGGAAGCACTCGTCGGGGAAAAGGACGAGGGGCTCTCACGCCTCGCCGCAGCACTCAAGAAGATGGGGAAGAAGGAACCATGAGCGCCAGGGCAACGAGCATCGATACGTACCACACGATCGAAAACGATGGCTTGCTGAGCGCCTGGCGCTGGCGTGTCTACAAGGCCGTTTACAAGTACGGGCCGATGACGAGCGGAGAGGCGACAAGGCACTTGACGCTAATGGGGCATCCGATCTCGCAATTGCGAGCGCGCTTCACAGAGTTGCGTGAGCTGGGTGTCCTGAATGAAGTCGGCGAGCGCTTGTGCAAAGTGTCAGGTCGAATGTGCATCGTATGGGATGTGACCGATGCTCTGCCGATAAGCGACCTACCGAAGAAAAAGAAACTGCCGACGAAGGCGCAATGCGCAGTAGCTTCACTAGAGCTGCGCAAGTTGCAGAAGTTCGCGGCAAAGCACAATCGCCCATTCTCAGCCGATCTGCTGGAAGTGTGCGAATGGGTAGATACGAGGGGGGAGTCGTCGAAGTGAGTTTCAAGCGACAAACCCGCCGAGAGGAAGCGCACGAAGCGCGCTCGTACAACGCATTCGTCGCGCGCCTCGAAGCGATCAAGATCCGCACTAAGATCGAACAGCGCGCATTGGCGGTACACGTCACGTTGCGCGAGCTCTACGAGGGACCGAACCGGGCGCCCTCAATCGTCGCCGCCAGGCGTGCCGTCTACCTGTGGCTCATGGAAGAGGGCAAGGGCATCAACGAGATCGCTCGGCTCTTCGACCGAGCGCCGAACGGCGTGTGGAAGATGACGAGAGGGAAGCCATGAACTCGTTCACGGAATACGAGCTGGACGATATCGGTCTCGTGCTCGTCGAGACGTGTACTGGTCTCGCCAACTCTTCCCTCGAGCGGCAGCCGGATCGAATCCAGTGGGCGCGTGACGTGCTTTACAGACTCGAGCTTGAGGGCTTCAAGCTCGAACGTCTTCCTAGAAGGGAGACGATCCCGTGAACCACACCTGCCACGCCCCCGGCTGCACGCGGCTCGTCCCGCCTCACATGCTGATGTGTCGCGCGCACTGGTTCGCGCTTCCGCCGAAGATCCGCTCTGCGATCTGGCGCGAGTACCGCCCAGGTCAGGAGATCAGCAAACGCCCGAGCTTGCGGTACCTCGCCGTTCAGCGGCTCGCGTGTGCCTACTCGGTGTTCAAGCCGAACGACGAGAAGGCCGCGCTCGAAGCGCTCGGGTACCTCGCTGAGGGGGTGCGTCACGCCCGAGAAGCGGTCAAGGCGGGGCTCGGCGACCCGCTTGAGAACCTCGTGCCGGCGGAGTGGCCGACGAAGCCGACGAAGACACGAGAGGGTGGCGCCCAGTGACTCGCATCACCGACCAGCACGATTGGTACTCTTTCTGCCACGGCAGAGCGGCCAACAACCAGACCTATCCGCACATCCGAGTGGCGTGGTGGAAGCGAGCGAATAACCCCCTTCTGTACTCTGACCGCAGGTATTGGCGCCGCATGGCCAGGACAGGCGCACGGAAGACGGAGGCAACACGATGAACCGCTACAGCGACATCGGCGAGCGCAGAGAGTTCCGCTTCAGGCGACTCGGCACCCACGCGGAAGCAGAGGTCGTGGTCGATAACCACTGCCTCGCCGCTCAAGTCCTGTGCGGGCCAGGATGCGAGCCCGAACTCGCTCTCTGCCTCGCCGCGCTCGTCGCGGCAGGCATGCTCGACATCGAGAAGCTCCGCGCAGCCCTTGTCCTCGCCGAGCCGGTCGCGCGAGAGAAGATCGAGGGCGTATGAACCCGCTGAAGAAGCTCCAGGCGCTCGACGACGACATCCGCGAGCGACAAGCCGCGCTCGAAGAGGCAGAAGAGGCGCGGAACAAGTTCTTCGCTCGGTACTGCAAGGAGCGTCCGCTCAAGAAGCCAGAGCAGGACAAGCTGGCCGACCACGTCGAGGCCGGTGGGGCGCTCTGCTGCGAGGACGGCGCGAAGTTTCTTCGGGACGTAGTCCCGGCGATCTGGGCGACGCTCATCAACGACTGGGCGTACGAGAAGCTCGCCTGCCAGGACAACCGCGACTTGAAGGAGAAGGCAGGGAAGGTCCGGCTCCTTCGACGAGACGAGCCACCGCCGGGCACGCCTGGCTACGAGATCGCGAAAGCTGCAAGGAAGAACGCGCGATGAAGGATCTCATTGAATGGTACCTCTACCGGTGGTTCGGCATCGGCGAGAAGCCCCCGCACTACTGCCGGCACTGCGGGCACCACGAGGGCTCCCACTCGGTGTGCTCGCCGATCGGTTGCACGCGGTGCGGGTGCCACCAGCGGCCGAGCGACGTGGCACGCACTGGAGTGAGGGGCTGATGGCACTCACGGCAAGCCACGCGCGGCTCATCCTCCAGATCGAGTCCACGCTCATGGGAGAAGAGGGCGAGGCGTTCGCGGAAGCCCTCCTCGACCTCGTGCGCCACCGGATGGGCACGGCTGGCGCCGAGGTGATGCGGGAGATCAAGGACAGGGTAGACCCGCTGCTCGAAACCCAGCGGGTCATCGGAGAGGTGAACGGCATCCTCAACATCGCGACGAAGGTTGAACGGATCGCAAAAGGATTCATGGACTCTGGCGACGTCGAACTCGGCCAAGCGTTTGCGCGCTTCGGGGAGAGGCTCGTCAAGTTCGCGAGGAAGAAGGGGCAGCCAGTCATGGACAGAGCCGAGTCGATGCGCACCGAGAACGCGAGGAGAAACTGATGGAACCGAAGATCCGCCGGCTCGTGTGCCGGTCCTGCAAGGCGGAGATCGTGGCGAACGACGAGACGCTCACGATCGCGCACGCGGTGCCAGAGTGCGAGTGGTTCACGGTCCTCTGCAAGCGGCAGGGCGAGAGCGGGACGCCCCGAATCGCGACGCTCGACGAGACGGGTAGGGAAGTGAAGTGACCACATCCCGTCCTTTCCTGGCGGAGGCCCAGCCCGCCAAGCCCTTCTTGAAGGCGGTCGGCGGCAAGACGGTGCTCTTGCCCGAGATCCTTCCGCGTCTCCCGGCGAAGATCAAGACGTACTACGAACCGTTCCTGGGCGGGGGCGCCGTCTTCTTCGCTCTCGCGGCAGCGGGACGGTTCGAGCGCGCTGTCGTCAGCGATGCGAACGAGGAGCTGGCGATCACGTACGTCGCGCTCGCGAATCTGACGGACAAGGTCGTCCGTGCACTCAAGAAGCACGTCTACGACGAGACGCACTACTACTCAGTGCGTGCACAGGATCCCCTGAAGCTGGAGATGAGCGTTCGTGCGGCAAGGCTCATCTACCTGAACAAGACGTGCTTCAACGGCCTCTGGCGCGTGAACCGGAAAGGCCAGTTCAACGTGCCTTTCGGCCGGTACACGAACCCGACGATCTGCGACGAGGAGAACCTACGCGCCGTGTCGTTGGCTCTTCGACGTGTGACCGTCGCGTCACTCGACTTCGAGAAGACGGTGCTCCCCGCAAAACGTGGCGACGCGGTCTACTTCGACCCGCCGTACGTGCCCGTCTCGGAGACCGCGAACTTCACCGCCTACACCGCTGGCGGCTTCGGGCCAGACGACCAGGCGCGACTGCGAGATGTCGCGAAGAGGCTCGACGAGCGCGGCGTGCACGTGCTTCTGTCGAACGCCGACACGCCTCTCGTGCGCGAGCTCTACAAGGGGTTCAGGATCGAGAGTGTTCAGGCGCCTCGTCGCGTGAACTCGAAGGGCGGCAAGCGCGGGAACGTGGGAGAGCTTCTCATCTCCGGGAAGAACACGAAGTGAAGACGAGGCGCCGCACCCCATGGATCACCGTCCCGATGCAAGTCTGCTTCGAGGAATCGGAGATGGAAGTGCTCGTACGCGACGGGTGCGCGGAAGCTCGGCGCGAGACGCGCGAGATTCTGACGCCCGTGTTTCGCTTGTCGGACGGGACGGAGTTCACTGGCCGTCGTGCTGGGGAGACGCTTCGGGCCAGGATCATCCGAGCTGCCAAAGAGGCGAGGAGCCAGAAGTGAGAGCAGAGGTCGTCACTTGCGCGGAAGGGCGCGTCATCGTGTCGCGGATCGCGCCGATCGGTGACGGGAGCGTTTGTCTTGAGCTTCACCGCGGCGAGAAGGGCAAGGCCACTGTCACGGTGACCTTCATGATCCTCACGACGGACGAGGCGCAAGAAGTAGGCCGCGCGCTAGCGGAGATTGGAAAGTAACGATGGTCAAAATTACACAGCCGAAGAAGAGAGACTTCACGTTCGATTACACGCCTCCTCTGCCGGGGACTCCTCACGCGCCTCCTCCCCCGCTCACGCTGGGCGAGAGCCTCGGTGTCGGCCTCTTCCTCGAGTCGCTCGTGCGAGCGCTCACCTACGTGAGCTACGGCGGCGCGTACCTCGCGACGTTCCGCGCCGCCCAGCGCTCGATGGACGCGCTGGCCGACACGCACATCCTTCTCGACGCGCGCCTCGCGGGCCACTCCGTCGTCATCGCCGAGTGAAGGAGCGAACACCTGTGATCTACGTCTTGCTGTTGAACGACATGCGCTCAGCGAACATCGAGAACCTGACTCCGGTTGCGTGGGCAGACAGCGGCGAGGCGCTCGGCGCGCTCGTCGATCGCGAACAAGTCGAGCCCTATCGAGAGCCAGGAGAGAATCGTTACGGGCCGATCACTTGGGGGAAGAGCTTCCGCAAGAACGGCCCGCTCGAATGGTACAACTTGCCGTCGGTGCATGGAGGGTATGGCGGGATCCAAGCGTTCCCTGACCTCGTCGTGATCGACGGGGTGCCCCACTATCCGCCGCGTCCGATCGACGTCCCGAACGTAGCTCAAGTGATCGGAGCCGCAGGATGAAGCACGGATGCACGGCAGGCCGCACGGAGCGGCGCACGAGACTTCTGGTCTTTGGAAGGAGCGAACACCTATGAATTACGGAGAGCCAACAGCGGAACAGGAAGCGGGATGGGCCGAGTGGGTCGCGAGTCGGCCGCCGGTTGTGCGAGCGGTTGCGGAGCGGTTCTTTCCTTGGAAGCTCTATCGTCTCAAGTCCTCTGGACATCGCGTCACGATTCACAGCTTCGACGAGCCGGAGGGAGAAACCCCAGTGACACTGAAAGTGATCGTGTCCGGAGAGTTCAATCTCGTAGCGTTCGAGCGCACGGTTTTTGGTATCGCTCCAGACGACCTGGAGGAGTGCGATCTCCCGGACCCCGATGAGCCCGTTGGGTCGGCGGATATTCCGCCAGAAGCTCTGCGGGGTCTGGTTCAGCGGACACGGAACTCATGTTGAAGCAGGGTACTCAGCGGAACCTCAAGCGGCGCGCTCAGCTAGATCCGCACAGTCAGGAGACGCTCGGCGAGCGCATCTACAGGATTCGCCACGAGCGCGACATCACGCTGCGGACTCTCGCGATCCGCGCCGAAATCTCCGCGCCGTACCTCTCGGACATCGAGCACGACCGCAGGCGCCCGACCGATGCGGTGCTCAAGAAACTAGCGGTGGGGCTCGAAGTGGTGCCGGCGGTGTTGGAGTCGCGGGTGCTCACGCGGGACACGCTGCACCGATTGAACAAGGACCCGGAACTCGTCGCGCTGCTCCGGCTCGTCATGGCCGACCGGCACTGTCGGTGTCTCGTACTCGATGCGGCGGGACTGGCTCCCGCGAAGGGTTCGTGAAGATGAAGCAGGGTACTCAGTTGGATACTTCCGAGCGGCGCTTCCCAGTCCTGCTCACCCATCGACCGCGCAGCGAGGTGCTGGGCTGCCCGACAACGGTCCCATGGGCGCTCCTCGCGCCGCACGAGGAGCGAGCGCATCGGAACCACGATCAGACCCTCGAACGCCTTGCGGAACGCGGCGGACTGGACCCTTCCGAGATTGTGGCGCTCGTCGAGGAACGAAAGTGGATGAGCCTGGAACTGCCCGAGGCAATCGACCGGCTCAAGGCGCTTGTGCTGGCTCACGAGAACAGGAGTCGAAAGTGAAGCAGGGTACTCAGTTGATTCCAGCGGCTCCTAGCTGGTCGGTTATCTTCCTATTCGGAGCCCTTTGGAACGCCGTCATCGAGCGCTCTGTCTGGGCAAGCCTATCGTGCGGTGCTGTAGCCGTGGCACTGTTTCTAGGTGAAATGATCAGGAGTCGAAAGTGAAGCAGCACGACACGGCAGTCTCTCCACCTACCGCTCGACGGTGTGTCGGGTGCGGTCGGCTGCGTCCGAACACCTGCATGAGCGGTGCGCTCGCAGGGTACTGGCACCTCGGGTGCCTCCGTCGGGTACGCAGGATCGAGCAGGCGGAGCAGAAGAAAACCAAGGTGCAACCGTGAAGCATCCGGAACCGATAAACCTGGAGATTGCAATTCGCGCGCTCGAACACGAGAAGCGCATGAACGGTCTAACGAACGCCGCCACTCAGTGGCAGGCCGGTCACGACTCGGGCTGGCGTGCCGGCATGGATCACGCGATTGAAACACTCCGCAACCTGAACGCTGCGAACCAGAAGCCCGGAGAGGACACGCTCCCGTGAAGCAATCGAACGACCCCGACACGAAGGAGCCGAACATGGGAACCCTGAGCCCTCCACCTATGACGAAGACGGTCTTGTTCTGCGGGAGGACCGCAATCCTCGCGTGCGACGGCCGGTGCGACAAGGCGTGGGGCATCAACACGCGGCCGAGGTTCTACTTTCAAGAGAGCCTGGAGGTTGCGCGGCGGCTCGCGAGAGGGACGGCTCCCAGAGAACCGGACGACTACATCTACGTCCCGGATGACTTGCTCGGCACTGCTCCCGCGGATCCAGGGACTTACGAAGGCGACCACGGGAAACCGAGCGCCGTGCCGCTGGCGGATCCTTCGCGCATGAACAAGTGGTGTGCTCGCGAATGTGAACGCTGCGCACTCTTGGGACCGGGCGAGGCGCTCATCTCGCCGAACCTGAAGCGACCTAAGCCGAACATTCCTGGGCGACCCGACGTGTACGCCGAGTCGGACTCGGTGAGCGCTCCCGAAAAACCTGCGGTGCAGCCGTGAAGCAACCAAAACTCCTAGATCCGCGCATCGTCCGCGCTATCAACCGGCTCGCGAACGTGCTCGGGCCGCCCATCTACCGGCTGTGTGCGCGCTTCCCTCGTCTCGCACGGCGGATCGGGTGGACCGCTAGCAGGTGGCACCCGTGAACGTCCGCAGAGCCATCGAATTGTTGCAGCAGCTTCCGCCCGATGCGGAAGTGATGATCGATGCTCCGTTCGCATGCTCGAAGGGAGCCGTCATCGCGGAAGCAGCAAACCTCATCCTTCCGGTGCGCTCGTTGCGCGCCGGCATCTTCCACTATCCGAAGCCTCCAGGCTCGCAGTGGGTTCGCTTCATGGGCACCGACGTGTGGGGCCTCGATCAAGGAATCGAGAATCAGCCGTGAAACAATTGCTGCTACGTGTCCTACGTCGCTGGTTCGACGGTCCCAGAGGCTACTGGATCGGTCATCGCCCGTCGCGCGTCGCACCGTGGTTGTGCGTGGACTGCGGCAAACGAATTGAGGCGCAGCCGTGAAGTCGAGGACGAAGCCATGAGCCGGTACAGCCGCCCGAGCAGCTACGGGCACCGGGTTCGGTACGTCCCCGAGTGGGACTACTACCGCCTGAGCTGGACTTCGGATCGGTACTACGAAGGCAGCCAGCTTCGGCATCCGTACGTCCGCACGCGCGACACCGACCGCAAGGGCGCCGAGCGCTTCGCGAAGAAGTGGAAGGTCGAGATCCTGAACGACCCGAAGAAGGCCGTGCCGCCCCCGGCGAAGCCGTGCCGACATCGCGTTCTCCAGCATGCCGAGACCATCGCGGGGACGCTCGTGTACCGCGAGACGAAGACCGGCAAGCGTCGGTATCGAGTGAAGTGCACTGCGTGTGGCCGCACTCGTGAAGTAGGAATCGACACGATCATGGCGATCGACGCAGCTCTGCGGCGCTCGCGATGAATGAGCGTCACGGAGAACATGACGATGAGCGAGAACATGACCGACGCGGAGTTGCTGCGGCTGTGTGATAAAGCGGAAAGGTCCGGGTGG